ATGGCAGCCCCGACGAAACCGGCGCTCTGGCCCGCTGATGCGGTCGAGCGTTGGCCCGTTGATGACCTGATCCCGTATGCCCGGAATAGCCGAACGCATAGCGATGAGCAGGTGATGCAGATCGCGCGCTCGATCGAGCAGTTCGGCTGGACGATCCCGGTTCTCGTTGCCGAGGACGGCACGATCATCGCCGGGCATGGCCGCGTTCTCGCGGCGCGCGTTGCCGGCATCGACGAAGTGCCGGTGATGATTGCGCGCGGATGGACCGACGCGCAGCGCCGTGCCTACACGATCGCAGATAACAAGCTGGCCGAGAATGCCGGCTGGGATCTCGACGCGCTGAAGCTCGAACTTGCCGACTTGGGCGAGATCAATTTCGATCTTGATGTGATCGGCTTTTCTGATGCTGAGATCGACGATCTGTTGAGCGCTGGCCAAGATGATGAGGCCGACAGCGCCGAAGATGATGCGCCCAAAGCGAAGCTTGCAGAGCGCTTCGGCATTCCGCCCTTCTCGATCCTGAACGCCCGCGAAGGTTGGTGGCAGGATCGCAAGCGGGCTTGGCTCGCGCTGGGCATTGAAAGCGAACTCGGCCGGGGCGACGCGCCAATAGGCGGCGCGCCCATGCCAATGGATCGCAAAAAGGCGAACGCTGAGCCGGGCGGATCGAAGCTGCCGGCGGCGAACTATTCGAAGAACAAGGCGCGCGGCGATGGCCGTGGCCGGGCGGTGGTTGATGGCTAAGGGCAAAGCCCGCACGTTCGGGCAAGACCTGATGCGCGGTGAACATAATGTCGGCGACACCAGCCCGAAGGGGATGGTGTTTGGCGAGATCGAAATGGATGGGCCGACATCGAGCGGCACATCAATCTTTGATCCGGTTCTTTGTGAGATCGCTTATCGGTGGTTCTGCCCGCATGGCGGCACAATCCTCGATCCATTTGCCGGCGGTTCCGTTCGCGGTCTTGTCGCCTCACGGCTTGGCCGCCGATATGTCGGCATCGAGCTGCGGCCCGAGCAGGTGGCAGCCAATCGCGCGCAAATGCACATCGCTGTCGATCCGCTGCCGGAATGGCGTGAAGGCGATAGCCGCGAGATCCCGACGCTTGCCGCCGATGTTGAAGCTGACATGGTGTTCTCGTGCCCGCCGTACCTCGATCTTGAGGTTTACAGCGACGATCCGGCCGACCTTTCGACGCTTGGCGCAGGGGCGTTCTATGAAGCGCATGCGCAGATCGTGAAGGCCGCGGTCGATCGCCTGCGTAACGATCGGTTCGCGGTGTGGGTTGTTGGCGATGTCCGCGACAAGCGCGGGTATTATCTGAACTTCCCCGGCAAGACGGTGGAGGCATTCGAGGCTGCCGGGGCGCGCTTGTATAACGAGGCGATCCTTGTAACCGCCGCCGGCTCATTGCCGATCCGCGCAGGAAAGCAGTTCACGGCTACGCGCAAGCTCGGCAAGACGCATCAGAACGTGCTTGTGTTCTGCAAGGGCGATCCTCGAAAGGCGACCGAAGCTTGCGGCGAAGTTGAGTTCGGCGAGTTTGCCGATGATGCGCTAGACGACGCGGCGCTTGATACCGTGTTTTGAAAAGCGAAGGCCCGCCGTGGGCGGGCCTAGTTGAAACCGCAAGCCATCCGCTACAGTCGTCAACCTTCCGGCAGCTTGAACTTGGCCGCCAAAGCGCTGATGGCTGTAGCGGTAAGCGCTTCCGGATCTTTGCCGATCTGCTTGAAGAATGCCGGATTGATGTGGGCTTGATAGCCGCGCTGAAACGTCATTGTTTCTTCGCTGAGATCGAAAAACTTCGAAGCGATGCGCAGGGCTGCGATCTTGTCGCCCGCCGCCCATGCATTGCGGATCTGATCTGTTTTGCTCCGCATCGGATCAGCCCCGCGCTTCTAACGCGATGATGCAAAGATTGCGATAGCGGTCGAGCGCCTTCGGCGAGGATGAATACGCCTTCAGCTCGAATGCCTTCAAGCCGCGGATGTCGCCAGCTTCTGCAAGGCGGATCAGCGCCTCGCGCTTTTCGCGGTAGCGAGCGTGCGTCGGGGCGCTGAAGTCTGGCGGCGCGGGCAGCTTACCGGCCTTGGCAGCCTCAACGGCTGCGGCGCGTATGCCTACGGGCTTTGCCGTCGCGGCTTTCTTCTCAGCCTTCGGCTTCGTCTTTTTCGGCGCCTTCTCTGGCGACGGCTTCTCGCTGGTCGCGTTGATGATCGCTGTCTCGGCGTCTGAGTAATCGAGCTGCAAGAAGTGGCTCGGGGCGGCGAGGCCTTTCTGTTCCGCCGCGCTGATGAAGCGCGCGATAGCTGATGCTTTCGAGTTTGCCCGCTTGGGCGCGCCGCCGACGATGATGGCGGTGAGTTTTGAGATTTGCTGTCCGGACAGATTGCTCATGCTGATCTCCTGATTGATGGCCAACGGGCTCGGCCAGTCAGCATGTGTCAGGACACGGAGCAAGGGCTAAGTCGAGGATACAGCACCACAAAAGAGGTTGTTGCTCCATGGTAAAGCCGCCGAAAAAAAGTGCCGAGCAGCGCGCCGGCTCGATTAAAGCCGAAGTCGCGGCGGCTCTTATTCGGGTGACGCTGCGCCGGCTACAACAATTGGTTGCCGAGGGTTGGATCAAGAAAGAGGCCGGCCATTACACGATCCGCGGCGTTGTCCACGGCTACCTCAATTTCCTCGACAGCGTTCGCGAGCGGGCGACGAAGAATGAAGCGGACAACCGCGTGCGCGCCGCAAGGGCGCGCGAAATCGAACTTCGAACAGCACGCGAAGAAAGCGAGCTGATCCCGACCGATGAAGCGGTCGCATATACGCAGGCAGTGGTGGGCGCGTTGATCTCACGCATGAATGGACTGCCGGCGCAGATCACGCGAGATCTCAATGAGCGCCGTCGAATTGAGGCCATGCTTGACAAGATCCGCTCGGAAGTGGCGGCCGTCAGTGCGGAACATGGCGCGGCTTATAGAAGCCTGCCAGATATTGATAGAGCCGACGCCGAAGACCACGCCAAGCGTTTGGGCGGCGAATAATCGGCGGTATGCAGAAACAACGGGCTATCCCGGCCCGCGCGATCCGTACCTTACGCCCTATGTCGTGCCGATCACGGATGCCGCGGCGTCCGGGCTTTACAAGCGCGTCACGGGCGTCATGGGCGCGCAGATGGGTAAGACCGATGGCGAACTTGATCTGATCGGCCACCGGCTCGATCAGCGGCCCGCGCCTATTCTGTATGTCGGCCCGACGAAGGATTTCGTCGTCGATCAGTTCGAGCCGCGATTGATTACGCTGCTCGATGAAGCGCCAACGCTGAAGGCGAAAGTGGCGCGCGGTAAGCGATCGAAAAAGACACGCAAGTTGGTCGCCGGTGTGCCGGTGCGCCTCGCTTACGGCGGATCGTCGTCGGCGCTGAAGTCTGATCCGGCCGCGCTTGCGATCGTCGATGAATACGACGAAATGCTGTCGAACATCAAAGGCCAGGGCGATCCGCTCGGCCTGATCGAAGCACGCGGCTTCACCTATGCCGAGTTCGTCACGGTAATCACGTCCACGCCGTCGCGCGGGCTTGTTGAAACGGAGATTGATCCGGTGTCAGGGCTCGAACTGTGGTCGGAAGCAGACACCGAAGAACTTGAAAGCGGTATCTGGAAGCTGTGGCAGGAAGGCACGCGCTATCACTGGACGCTCCCCTGCCCGCACTGCGGCGAATACTTTGTGCCGCGCTTCAAGAACTTGTGCTGGCCGAAAAACTCGTCGCCTGCGCAAGCGCGGCGCGGCGCTTACATTCAATGCCCGCAGGGTTGCGCAGATCCGATTGTTTACGAGCACTTGCCGGCGATGAACGCCGCGGGCCGTTACGTGGCGCCGGGCCAAACGATCGAGCGTGATGGCATCGTCCGCGGCGACCCGCCGGACAGTTCGTCGTGTTCTTTTTGGGTTTCCGGCTTGGCTTCGCCGTTCGTCTCATGGGGCGAACGTGCTGAAAAGTACCTGCTCGCTAAGGCGAGCGGTGAAAGCGACAAGGTTCAAACCGCCGTCAATGCCGGTTTCGGCGAGTGCTACACCATGGGCGGCGGCGGCGACATTCCCGAATGGGAGGAAGTCCGGCGCTTGGCGCTACCGTATCAAGAAGGTGACGTGCCGGACGGCGTGTTGTTTCTTACGGCAGGCGTGGACGTGCAGAAGAACCGGCTTGTCTACGTTGTTCGTGGCTGGGGCGTTCGGCAGGAAAGCTGGAAGATCGCGAGCGGCGAGCTTTGGGGCACAACATCGGAAAACGATGTGTGGCTTGATCTTGATGAAATGCTGTCGGCTCAGTTCGGCGGCTTGCACATCCTCCGCACGTTCGTTGACGCCGGTTTCCGCCCCGGCAAAAAGGAGCTTGTGCCCGAGCACAAGGTGTATGAGTTCGCCCGGCGGCATCGCCGCACGGTGTTTGCTACGAAGGGCTTCGACACGCGCCCGACGCCGTTGTCGGTGAACCGCATCGAGGTCACGCCAAAGGGTGGCAAGTCGAAGTACGGCCTTGATCTCGTTCGCCTTAGCACGGACTTCTTTAAGTCGTGGGTGCACGAGCGCTTGCGCTGGCCGGAAGGCGAGCCCGGCGGGTGGCACTTGCCGGCGGACCCGACCGAAGATTACTGCCGCCAGATCGTTTCCGAAGCCCGCGTGCGCAAGCCGAATGGCGGCGTTACGTGGGTGGCGAAGCATCGCAACAACCACTATCTCGACTGCGAGGCGCTCGCCTATGCGGCGGCATACATGCTGGGCGCCCAACGTCTGAAGGATGACGCGCGGCGCCCCGCGCCACGGCCACCGGCCCCGATCCGCCGCGATAGCGACGATCAAGAAAAAACAGAGCAGCCGGAACGGCGGCGCGATCCGTGGACCACGGATGGACGCAACCGGCGGCAGAACCCACGGCGCGAGCGGTGGCTTTAGCGGGCGGCTTCGGCCGCCCAAACGCGCTTCGGCGCCAATTAGCACAGGTCAAACATGGCAGCTTGCGACGATGAAATCGCCGCCTTGCGCGAAGCGATTGCGCTCGGCGTGCGCCGGGTTGTGACGCAGACAAACGGCGTCCGTAAAGAGGTGGAGTACCCATCTTTTGCGGATCTAAGGGCGCGCCTCGAATGGCTCGAAGCGCGATGCAATCCAACGCGTCGGCCGCGCGGCGTCCTCGCCTCGTTCTGAAAGGGGCGACAGTGAAACCGATGAACCTGATCGACCGCGCCATTGGCGTGGTTGCGCCGGGCGTCGCCTTGCGGCGCGTCCGGCAGCGAACGGCCTTGGACGCCTTTGCGCGGTCATATGATGGCGCCGGGCGTGGCCGCAAAACCAACTCTTGGCGTGCGCGTAGCACGTCCGCCGATGCGGAGCTTGCAGCGTCAGGCCGCGTGTTGCGCGACCGCATGCGGGAGCTTGAGCGAAATAATCCACACGCGGCGAACGCAATATCGCAGCTTGTTGCCCACGTAATCGGCGACGGGATTATCCCCCGCGCGAAGACGGGCAACAAACGTCGCGACAAGAAGATCAACGATCTGTTCAAGCAGTTCGTCGACAACTGCGACGCTGACGGCCGCCTCGACTTCTACGGGCTTCAATCGCTTGCGTTCCGTGAAATGGTGGTGTCAGGCGATGGCTTGATCCGGCGCTTCAATCGAAAAGGCAAGCGCGGGGCGGTCCCGCTCAAGCTGAAGGTTGTTGAAACGGATCTGATCGACGACACCCGGTCTTGGTCGCTTCGGAATGGAACCTATGCCGTAAACGGCATTGAGTTCGATAAGCGCGGCGATCGGCTAGCTTATTGGATGTTCGACGAGCATCCGGGTAGTGCGTCGCTCGGCGTAATGACGGGCTTCGTTTCGCGGCCGGTTGATGCTGACAACATCGTTCACATCTATGAGCAGCAGCGCACGCAAGTGCGCGGCGCCCCTTGGGGCGCGCCAGCGATGGTGGCGCTGCACAACCTTGGCGCCTACGAGGAAGCCGAGATCGTTCGCAAGCGCATCGAGAGCTGCATGGTTGGCATCCTCATCGGTGGCGACGAGAACGATGGCGTCGGCATCCCGCTCGATGGCGATCAGGCGCCGGGCGTTTATGATGCGGATGGTTTCCAGCTTGAGAAGTTCGAACCCGGCATGTTCGCGGTCGCCCGCGGTGGTCGCGACATCAAGTTCAATCAGCCATCGCCGACCGGATCTTATGAGGCTTACAAAAAAGCGAGCCTGCATACGATCGCAGCTGGCTTCCGCATGCCGTATTCGCTGGTCTCTGGCGATCTTTCGCAAGTCAATTATTCATCCTCGAAGATTGGGCTTGAGGCGTTCAAGCGCCTCGTCTCGTCGGTGCAATGGCAGATCGTCATTCCGATGCTGTGCCAGCCGATTTGGGATTGGTTCATCGACGCTGCGTTCTTGGCCGGCAAGATCGACACGGATTATGTGCCGGTCGAATGGAACCCGCCGCGCTTCATGTCTGCCGATCCGAAAAAGGACGTTGAAGCGACGCTTTCGGAAGTGCGATCCGGCTTGAAGTCGCCACAACGTGCGATCGCAGAAACCGGCTTCGATCCGGATGAAGTCCTCGAAGAATTTGCGGAGTGGAATGCCAAGCTCGATGCGAAGGGCGTCGTGCTTGATAGCGATCCGCGCCGCATGACGAAAATCGGCCAAGCGCAAGCTGAGCCGAAAGATCCATCCGCCAAAGAGGTGACTGAAGATGGCGAAGGCCAGGAAAAAGCCGACGACGAATAACCGGTCGGTTTCGCTTCCATCGTTCCTGCGAACGGCGGAAGTGCGCGCCAACTCGTACAATGAAGACGACAACACGATCGATGTCATTTGGTCTACGGGCGCGAAAGTGCGCCGGTATTCGTGGGCTGAGCGGCGCTACTATGACGAAGTGCTTGTCATGGAGCCGTCTGCGATCCGCATGGGCCGCTTGAACGCCGGCGCGCCGCTGCTGGATAGCCACAATCAGTGGTCGTTGCGCAGCGTGCTCGGCTCGATCGTGCCCGGCACTGCAAAGGTTTCTGGCGGCAAAGGAACGGCAACAATCAAGCTAAGCCGTTCGCCTGACGATGCTGCCACGGTTGACAAGATCAAGGACGGCATCATCCGAAACATTTCGGTCGGATACATCATCCACCGGATTGAGAAGATCGATGCCCCTGAAGGGGGCGTCCCCGAATGGCGCGTGCTGGATTGGGAGCCGACCGAAGTTTCGGCCGTGCCTGTGCCAGCAGATGCGGGCGCGCAGGTGCGCGCCGGTGAACCGAACAGCAGTGAAAACAGCGCAGAGCAGCGCCTGTATCCCTGTGAAGTGATCGAAACACGAAGCGAGCCGCAGGCCGCTGAAAGCAAGGAGGCCGCCATGGCTGACGACAACACCAACGAAACCACCTCTGCCGTAACCGAGCCGCGCGCCGCCCCCGTTGATCAGGCACCGGTCGAAGCCCAGGCACCTGCTGCGATGACGGCAGAGGAAGCACGGCGCGTTGCGCAGGAAGCCGTTCGCGCTGAACGTGACCGCGCTGCCGGCATTCGCGCCCTTGCCGCAAAGTTCCGTGCCGTTGACTTCGGCGCAGAGCACATCGAGCAAGGCACTACGCTTGAGGCATTCCGTACGGCGCTGATGGATCGGCTTGAAGCTGAGCAGGAGCGCAACGAACCGAATACCATCAGCCACATTCCTGGCCCGGTACAGATGACCGACAGCATGGCAGAGCGCCGCAACGCTGCAATTCAGAACGCAGTGCTCAATCGCGCAGATCCTTCTGTTGCGCTGACGGAAGACGGCCGCGACTTCCGTGGTTTGACGCTTATTGAGCTTGCGCGCGAAAGTCTCGAAATCCGCGGTATCCGCACTCGTGGCATGACGCGCCTCGATATTGCCCAGCATGCGCTTCAGCCGCAGTTCCGCAGCGGCGGCCTGATCGCGACTTCCGATTTTGCAACCATCTTGTCGAATGTCGCGAACATCACTCTGCGCGCTGCTTACGATGCTGCACCGCAGACTTTCCGTCCGCTCGTTCGCGTAACCAGCGTGTCGGACTTTAAGCCGGTTACGCGCGCGCAGCTCGGTGAAGCCCCGTCGCTCGAAAAGGTAAACGAGCACGGCGAATTTAAGCGCGGCGCGATCAAGGATGGCGGCGAAACCTATCGCGTTGAGACGTTCGGTAAGATCGTCGGCATCACGCGGCAGGTGATTATCAACGACGATCTTGAAGCGCTGACGCGCCTTCCCCGCGCGTTTGGCCAGCAGGCGGCGCAGCTCGAAAGCGACATCGTGTGGGCCGAGATCATGTCTAACCCGACAATGGGCGATGGCGTGAAGCTGTTCCATGCTGACCACAAGAACCTTGCATCTGCCGGCGCCGGCATCACGGTCGGTTCGGTCAGTGATGCCCGGCTGGCGATCGCGCATCAGACGGGCCTTGACGGTAAGACAGTGCTCAATCTTGCGCCGAGTTACATCATCGTGCCCGGCGCGCTCGTTACCCATGTCGAGCAGTTCCTGAGCCAGATTTACGCGGCCAAGCCTGCCGATGCGGTGCCGAACAGCCTCAAGCAGCTCACGCCGATTTCTGACCCGCGCCTCGACCTTGGTATCGGCCGTTACGAAATCGCGGGCTCGCCCAAGGCTTGGTATATGGCGGCTTCCCCCGCGCAGATCGATCTCATCGAGCTGGCCTATCTCGAAGGCAACCAGGGCGTCTACACCGAAACCCGGCAGGGCTTCGATGTCGATGGCGTCGAGCTGAAGGTCCGCATGGATGTCGGCGCGAAGGTCATTGACCACCGCGGGCTGTTCAAGAACGCCGGCCAGTAAGGATCAACAAGCGGCGGGCTTCGGCCCGCCGTTTCGTTTTCCATCCTCTTTTATTGGAGCTTCAAATGAAGAACTTCATCCAGCCGGGCGACGTTGTAACCGTCACGGCCCCGGCCAATGTCGCGTCCGGTTCGGGCGTGCTTGTTGGCACGCTGTTTGGCGTGGCCGCGTTTTCTGCGCTTGCTGATGCTGAGGTCGAGATCAAGACTACGGGCGTCTTTGAGCTTCCCAAGACCGCGGCGCAGGCTTGGGATGTCGGCGCAGCGATCTATTGGGACGGCGCAGCGGGCGTAGCCACCACCGTCGCCACCGACAACGTTCCGATCGGCAAGGCTCTCGCTGCCGCTGCGAACCCGTCCGCACGCGGCATCGTGCGGCTCAACGGCTAAGCCAATGAGCAGCATGTGGAAGCGGCTTGACGCGGCGACGGGTCGAGCCGTTTCCCGTGTCTACGGCGAGCGAGTCGCCGTGCGCCCAAAGATCGAAAGCGAATACTCGGAAGCGCCCGATGATCCGTTGCGCGACGCGAAAGTCATTCGTGGCGTATTCGGGCTGGAACATGACACGGAAGATCTTCGCGGACAGCGGCTAAAGGGCGAGTTTGCCGGCGTCGGCCGGCTAGCTGTTGGCGCGGCGCATGTATTGGTTTCCGCCGCCGAATACGCCGGGCTCGGCTACGATTTGCAGCGCGGTGATGTCATTGCCTTTCCGGATCAAAGCGGCGTGCCATCCTATCGCGTCGTCGTCTCGCATCCGCTCGATTGCGGCGATCGTTTTGTGATCCTTTCTGTGGATTAGCCCAATGAACCTTGTCGGCTTTGCATTGCGCATCGCCACGGTTGAGCTGCTGCGCAACGCAACGCTTGCCGGCGATCGCGTCCGTGACAGCATGATCGATCCGGCTAACCTGCTTACGCAGGATGCGCAGCCGTTTATCGTCGTCGCTATCGACCAGTCGGAAATCACCCCTACGGGGCGCGACATACTTGGCGCGAACCGCACGATCAGCCTCACGATGGATGTGGCGCTTGCGGGTAAGGTTTCGATCCCTGCCGGTGATGACGGGCCGCAGGATGATGTTGTCATTCCGCACACCGACGCCGGCATGGAATTGGTGCTCGATCTGATCGGGCGGCAGATCGATCGCGCGCTGTTGGCGAATGGTCCATGGGCGAAGATTTGGCGCCGGTTCGCGCCGGCCATAAAGAAGGTGCAGGTCGATCGCGGTGCATCGGCTGAGAACGGCATACGCTACGCCACGCGCCAAATCATCTTCACACTTCAGGCGATAGCCGAGCCGAGCTTCGGCGAGCCGGAGGGCGTTTGGACTGAGTTCCTGGCGCTGATGCGTGCGGACGCAAAACTTGCGCGCATCGCAGACCTTATCGAAACCGAGATCGGATCACCGACGCTCGATGGATGGGCGAAGGCTCAGGCGGATCTTGGTCTCAACAGTCAGTTCAGCTTTGGCAATGGCACGGTGCCGCTCACCGATGCGCCGGCGCCGCCCGTCACAAGCGTTGACGTTCAATTCCCCGGCGGCGGTTGGAGCGCCGATGCTGAAAGCATCGACGATGCGCTTGGCCCCGAGCCGTCACCATAACAAATGGAGGCCTCATGCTTCTCAAGTACGTTGTGACCGGCTCCGCGCCGTTCACGCTCGGCGGCGTGACCGCGACGCCGGGCGATGTGATCGAGCTGCCTGTGCAGTTGGCCCATCATCCTGTTGCGATGGGTGCGCTTCGCCCTGCCCCGCCCGATGCGGAAGTTGCGGCGGGCAAGCCGGTGGCGAAGCCAAAGACCAAACGGAAGACGGCCAATGCGTGAGCTTGTGGATCTCGCGTTGCGCGTCGCTGAACTCGAACGCCGGCAGGCGAACAATTTCCGTCACGGCACGGTCGAGGAAGTCGATGCAAAAAAGCAGCTCATGCGCATGCGCCTTGGCGAAGGCGAGGACGGGCAGCCGTTCCTCGGGCCGTGGGTGCCATACGCGCAGATTGCGGGCGCCCTGAAAGTCCACACGCCGCCCTCAAAAGGGCAGCAGATGACCATGATTAGCCCCACCGGCGACATGCGGCAGGCAATCGCCCTGCCGATGACGTGGAGCGATCAGAACAAGAGCCCGAGCGACAAAGAGGACGAACATGTCCTTACGTTCGGCGATGTGCGGATCGAGATCAAAGAAAAGGGCCTGAAGCTGACTGTTGGCGATCATTCGATCGAAGTAACCGGCGAAGGCACCACGTACTCGAACGGCAAGATCGAGCACGATGGGCATTTGATCGACAAGACGCACGTTCACACCGAAGTGATGCCCGGCCCAGCATTGACCGGGCCGCCGCCTTAACGGGAGAAACAAATGAAGCAATACATCGTGACGCCGGTTGCCGGTGAATGGGTTGCCGGCCGCCGCGTCAATCATGGCGACGTGATCTCTCTCACCGACGAACAGGCCGAATATGAACTAGCCCGCGGCCTGATCGTACTCGCGACGCCTTCTGTCGCTGCCGAAGCCGAAGCCGCCAAGCGCAAGCGCCGGAGTTGATCGCCATGGCCTCACCTGTTGGATCGGGCGTCAACCGCCACACCGGCCGCCCGGTCCACGGGTGGGAACATACGTTGCTGTGCTTAGAGGAAATCTTCTGCACCCCATACGGTTCGCGCGTCATGCGGCGTTGGCTCGGATCGCTTGTGCCCCACATGCTGGGCGAGAACCTGACGCCAGAAACGGTTCTGCGCTTCCGAACTGGAATTATGGCCGCGCTTGAGCAAGAGCCACGCTTCCACTTGCAGTTCGCTGTTGTCACGTCGAACGCGGATGAACTGCGGCAAGGCAAACTTAAGCTTGAGCTCCATGGGCAATATCGCCCGCGCGCGCACCTTGGTGACTTCACGGTTGAAGGTCCGCGTCGTGTTTTGATGATCGGCGCAGCCGAGAGCCTTCCGATCGTATTCGACGGAACGGAATAGCACCCCACACAGACGAGGCGTTGACCATGGCAAATTCAGCCAATCGATTTCTCGCGCCTACGCTCAACCCGGCCCACCTGCCGATCCCTGACGCGATTGAGGTGATCGATCAGGAAGCTATCCTTGACGAGCGCATGGGTGAGTTCCAGGCGCGCGCGGATCAAGCCGGCTTCCCTTATGATGTGGGCGGGCTTGAGTTTGATCCGATCAAGATTGATCAGGAGGCGCATGCGCACCGCGAGGCGCTTATGCGCGCTCGCGTCAACTCGGCTGTTCGCGCCGTGCTGCCGGCATACGCCCAAGGCACGGATCTCGATGCCATTGTTGCGCGCGCCAATGTCCACCGCCTGACGCTTGTTCCGGCCGATCCGGACGCCGGCACGCAGGCGGTTATGGAGGATGATCAAAGCCTTCTGACGCGCTATCTCGCATCCTACGCGGTGCCGTCCGCCGGCTCTTATGACGGCTACATTTATCACGCGCTGACTGTGTACCCGCAGGCGCGTGACATCACAGTGCTCGGGCCGGGCATTCACGGCGTTCCGGGGCGCGCTGCTGTGTACCTGCTCGGCGACACGGGCGATCCTGTGCCGGCGGATAGTGTGGATATGGTCCGCGAATACCTTTCGCAGAACCACATCAAACCGCTGACAGATCAGCTCGTCGTTCAGGCGGCGGGCATCATCCCGTACGTGACGGAACTATCCATATTGGTGCCCCGTGGCCCTGCGCCATCGACGGTCGCAGCAGCAGCGAAGGCGGCCGTCGAAGCGGCTGCCTATGCGCGTTTTGCGATTGGCGCGCAGGTTTACGCCAACGTCCTGGAGGGCGCGGCGTACGTCGCCAACGTGCTGCGGGTAACGCGCACATCACCGGCGGCAGACATTCGCCCCGGCCCGTCGCAGGCGGCTTTTTGCACTGCCGTCAACATCAATGTCGAGGTTGAGCCGTGATCCCGTATGAAGATCATATCGCCCCGATGGCGACGACGCCGCTGAACAAGGCGCTTACGTCCCTGTCCACGCGGCTTGAAGGCATCAACGCCCCGACGCGTGAAGTTTGGAACCCATGGACTTGTCCGCCGGACTTCCTGAAGGCTCTTGCGCATGCCTTCTCAGTCGATCTTTGGGTCGATGATTGGACCGAAATGCGCAAGCGCCGGATCATCGCCAACGCCGTTGAAATGCACCGACAGAAGGGCACGCTTGCGGGAGTCCTGTCGTATCTGAGCTATGTTGATGCCACGCTGTTGCAGGTGACTGTGCCGCCGGTGCGTGTGTTCAGCGGCGCCAACCTGACGCGCGAGCAGCGCGAGACGTGGTTGGGATCGCTGCCGCAGCTTCGCACGTGGCGGATGAAAGAGCCGGGGCACAAAGGGTTCGGGCTCTATTCGTCCGGGTTCGCCGCACCATCGTTTTTTGAACGAGGCTTCCCAATCCCGTCAACGGCGCTGCTGCGCCACCGGCGCCGGGCGCGCTGGGTTGTTGACGGCATCGAGACTGAAACGCGGGTTAGCGAGTTCGGCAGTTGGTTCCGGCTTCATCTTAACGGGCATGAGCAGCAGCGCGTAATATCCGGGCGCATTCGGCGGCAAATGTTCTTCATGCCATCAACGGCGCGTGAGCGCCTTGTTACGATCCAGCCGTCACCGCGGTTGGCTTGGCGCTCGCCGGTTGGCCCAACACTTGAACCCGTTGCGTCGGAGCCTGAACGCGTTGTCGAGGCCGGCACCCGGCGCCATGGCGTGTTCAGCGACACCGTAGGACGCGGGTTCTTCCGCCCATCGACTGCGGGCTATCGCATCTATTGGCGGTTCCCTGTCCACGATGGCAGACGCGTGCATCGGCGACCAACGGTGCAGTTCATGGGCGTCGGTCGCTATGGGTTCCCGGCGCACACGGCGCACCTTGAGATCCTGACGAAATCCAAGCAGTCGCGCTGGCGCGCGGGGGAAGGCATTCATTTGCCCGGCACCCGGTTCTGGATGCCGCACAACCCCGCCCCAATGCAAAACGTCCGCCGCGCGCTTGTCGCCGCGAAGCGGGCATCAGACGAAATCCTCATTCGCTACCCCGAACGCAATGCGTTCGTCGCGGGGAAGCCCTTCATCGCCGGGATCAACGATCTTGTCGTCGGTCGGCCGAACTAAGGAGCACGGAACGTGGAACAGCAGGTAATTTTCCGCGAGTATCAAGAGCAGACCGCGGGCGACCACAACAATATCCAAGACTTCACCCGGCGTTCATTCGATCATTTGACGAATGATGCCGTAACGAAGACGAACCGCTACGCCGGCTTCGCGGTGGTGAAGACGGCTCAGATCGAAGTGCAGGTCGCTGCCGGGCGCATGTACGACCAGAATGGCGCGATCTTCGCCCGCAATTCATCCCTTTCCCAAAGTCTGACAAGCCACCTGCCCGCTGCCGCGAAGCGGATTGTGGCTGTGTCGTGTTATGGGCAGGAGATCGAAACTGATACGCAAGAGCGCGATTTCCTCGTGAACACCGAAACCGGGGCGACGCAGCCCGACGCGGTTTCGATGTCACGATCGCGAACAGCGGTTCTGGCGTTCACCGCCGGCGCCGAAAGCGCCGATCCGCAGCCGCCGCCGATCCCGGCAACGCATGCGATCATCGCCTATATTCTGCTCGATACGCTTTCAATCGTCTCGATTGATATGCAAACCGATAACGCGGTGATCTCGACTGAGGCACTGCATGTTCGGACTAAAGCGCTCGAAGCTTGGCGCGCGGCAGTTGAGCCCCGAATTGACGGCATTGCATCGGATGTTGCCGCGATCGCAAATGACGTTCAGTCGTCGGCAGACGGCTACCGCATGGATCAGATTTATCGCGACATCGCCCGGGTCAAGTCGGCGATCGCGATCCCTGATCTGGCGTCGGATTACGGCGCAGATCACTTCCTCGACCATCGTTACAGCGACGTTGATAACGCGCAAGATCTTGGCTTCAACGCCAAGGTCGAGGAAGGCATTCGCTTCGCGCCCGACGCTGAGGATGTTACCGCGCTCAATATCTTCAGCGCCAATGATCCCAATGCGGCGCTGAACGCGGGCCTGCTGCTGCCGGCTTACGACCACGCATTGAAAATGGAGATCGGCCCATATCATTCTGACATCGGCATCGCACAGTACGGATTTCAGACCTATGAAATCGTGCAGCGGATGATGTCCCGAATGCGCCTCCGCTACGGCCCGGAACAGACGATCTGTACGAATAGCCAGTGGTGGCAATCCGGTGCTTACAATCCGGCCGAGGGCATTCTTTTGAAGGGGAATGAAACTTGGCAGGTGCTTGGCCAGGCACCCGGCATGAAGGCGAAGTTTCTCCGCGTGCGGCAGGTTTTTGAAGATTGGTATGAAGAACCCTACTGGGAAGGCATCACGGTCGATCACAGCATTTCGGGGGCGCAGGTATCGCAATCGTTCCTTCAGGGCAACGATATGTGGGCAACCCGTCTCGGCTTCTATCTTACCGTGAAGGCAGCAAACGAAAACATCCATCTGTCATTGGTGGAAGTTACCAACGGCGTGCCCGACCTTCAGAAGTGCATTCTTCAGCAGACGGTGCCGCACGAAGCCCTTGCGTCGAATGGGTGGACCGAAATCAACATCATGCCGACCTTCCTCCGCGCGGGCGGCAGGTACGCGATTGTTCTGACATCGAACGCCAACCATCGTGTGGGAATGGCCTATGGTCAGAGTTACCTTGATGGCACATTCTTCTATTCTACGGACGGTGCCTATCACCAAGGCGACCTGACCAAAGACATGATGATCCGTGTCTATGGGGCGAAGTTCCGCGCTTCGCAGGTTGCCATCGAGTTGGATGCCATTTCGCTGTCGGGCGGCATTCAGAATATCGACATTCTCGCTGGCACCATTCAGCCGTCTTCGACTGAGCTTGTTTACGAGATCCAGCCCGGCGGCTCGGGCGCTTGGCGGCGTCTTACCGTTGATGACTTGGGTGCGCTTAGCAGCACGCCCGCGCTTTGCCGGTTCCGTGCCCGCTTCGTTGGCACGCGGGACATGATGCCTGGCATCAATCTGGTTGACAGCGAGGTGCGGGTTTCACGGCCCAAGACGACGCTGACGCATATCTCGAAGCCTTGGCCGATCGAGAATGCGTCGAACAAGATCACGGTACAGCTGCTGCTCGAAGACTTCGATCCCACGCCGCATGACGTTAATTGCCGGCTGCGCATCGCTGGCGCATGGGTCACTGCCGACACGATCACTACGCGCCTTGTTACGGCCGAGGATAAGCGCTGGCAGCGCACTTATGTGTTCGAGCTTGATGATCCCGTCACCGAGTTCACAACCGAAGTCACGGCCACAACGAACCACCCATCGACCACGTTTCACGTGGCCGAGTTCATCTTTTGGGCGGGTGCGTAAAAGCATGAAGGAAACTGACATGGCGAAAGCCCCTCGCGCGCAGGCTATTGACCCTGAAGCGCAGTATCGCATCAAGCTCAATCGCGTGGTGCAGATCGGAACGACAGTCTTGAAGCCCAAAGACGACAATATCGTCAAGGGCAAGCGCCTTGCCGAACTCGGCGAAGCCGTTACGAGCTATCAGAAGGTGTAAAGAATGCGCCGCATCGACGCCTATAGGATCAAGCGAGGTGAAAATCTCGGCGATCCGGAAACATGGAACCGGCGTTTCGAGGACTTGGATCTACGGATCGCGCAGTCCGAAGACGCATTGCAAAACGTCGATGCGGTGGCGAACCGTGTTGAGGCGGTCGCTCTCGATCGCCTCAATAACGTTATCACGCCTTTGGTAAATGAGGCGCGCGACCGGCTTGGCAACGTTGCCACCATATTCGACGCCACATCGACCACGCCGCTCAACATCCAGCTCGGCGCAGCGATCATAAATATCGCTGAATACGAACGCGATACGTTCACGCCCATGTCGTACGTCATGATTTTTCCGCCCGATGACATGGAGCGTTACATGGCCGGGCGGACGGTCGAATACGATCGCCGAACCGGCGATCTTACGATCGACGTGTCGCGAACGCAGGGTGAAGGCATCGTGTCGAATTGGCTTGTTACGCCGATCGTCATGGCAACGAACATTGAGCAGGTTGTCGAAGATGTTTCCAACGCTCGTGTCGCCGTGCTCGGATTTAAGGCTGAAGTCGAAGCCTATCGCACGCAGGTTCAGGATATGGCCGGAAGCGTAGCGCAAAGCCGTACATTCGCCGAACAGGCGCGTGATTTGGCTGGCGCACATGCTGGCGCTGCGCTTGCGTATAAAACGGCCTCGGAAGCCGCGCGCGACCAAGCGCAGACCTATCGCAATCAAGCTGCGGCGATCGTAGGTCTCGATCCGAACGACTATCAGGCGCGCGCCGAGCGCAACATGGCCAACGGCTACGCCGGCCTAGATGCTAACGGACGAATTGCGTCATCAATGCTACCCACGCTGCCGGTTTCTAAGGGCGGCACAGGCGCCACAACGCCCGGCGATGCGCTTGAAGCCTTGGGGGCGCAAGCGCGGCTGTCGTACACGCCTGCCCGCGCGGATCGCAAAATCATGACCGGAAGCGGGTTAATCGGTGGCGGCACCTTGAAAGAGGACCGAACGTTAGCGATCGACAAGGCGAGCCCTGCAAACATTCGCGCCGCTGCACTGAATAAGGTTGTGACCGCTGATGGCGTTGCGACCGCAATGGATTGGGTGGCGCTTGAGGACGCGCCATCAATCGAGGTGGACCACGCGGATGGTGTCAACCGCGTGCTGACGTTGGGTGACAACAACGCCTTCGCCAATCCGACCAATGGCAAGCCAGGCTATCCGCTTAACATCCGGATCAAGCAGGATGCCATCGGCGCGCGCGTTCCGAGCTGGGGCGCCGCCTATGATTTTGACGGCGTGGCGCCATTGCTTTCGCCTGAGCCGGGCGCTGAAGACCTTGTGTCTTTCATCTGCATCACGCCGGGCAAGTTCGCCTGCATCGGCATTCGGCGCCGCATCGACTAGCCGAAGCCAACTCATCCTTTCTGCAACAAGCCCACCATCCGGCGGGCTTTTTTATTGGAGATCCCAATGTCCGATCCGACATTCGGCATTTCAATTACGCGGGTCGATAACGATCCGCGGCCCGGCATCCCTTCTGATATGTCAATCGTCGGGATCGTCGGCACGGCCCCGCAGGCGAACACGGACACCTTTCCGATCAACACGCCCGTGTTTGGCTACAGCGACAACACCGCAATGATGTCGGCGCTTGGCGCCACCGGCACGATTGTTGACGCCTTGCAGGGCATCAACGATCAGCTCGGCGAGTATCAGGTTGCCGCGAAAGTGGTGATCGTGCGCGTCGAGGAAGGCGCAACGGTTTGGGAAACGATCTCGAACATCGTCGGTTCGTCGATCGCGAAGACGGGCATTTGGGCGCTGACGCTCGCCGGGCCGATCCTTGGCGCAATCCCGCGCTTGATCCTGACGCCCGGTTACACTTCGCAGCAGATCCGCGGCCTCGCCACGCTGACGCTTGGCGTGCAGGGCGCGAACATGACCGAGCCACCCGTTGTTGAGTTCACCGGCGGCGGCACCGATCCGCTGAAGGTGATGCCAACGGCACATGCAGTGATGGGCGAAGGGCCGGATGCAGGCAAAGTTGTCGCGCTGGTTGTCGATGATCCGGGCGCAAATCTGTCGGGCGTACTGACGGTCTCATTCACCGGTGGCGGCGAAGCGGAGAACAAGCTCTTGCCCACCGCTACGGCAGCGATCGAGATCCTTGCCAATCCGGTTTGCGCTGCCCTGCCCCCGGTCCTCGAAAAGCTTGTCGCTCACGCGGTGGTTGATGGCCCGGCAACGACGCAGCAGGCTTACACAGATTGGCGTGAAACGATCCAGTCGCATCGCATCATCCCGATTGAGACGGCGGTTAAGGTCGGCGTGAACGCGATCGTCAAGCCGCTATCACCGCGCGTTGTCGGCATTGGCGTGCGGCGCGATCACGAGTTTCAAGGTCGGCCGTTCCATTCGTGGGCCAATCAGCCGGTACAGGGCATCGTTGGTCCGAACCGCCCGATTGACTTCTCGCTCACGGACGGCGCCACCGAAGGCCAGATGCTGCTTTCGCAGAATGCGGGCATCCTTGTTCGCGGTGAAATGGGCGTCGAAAGCGCCATTGCCAGCGGCGGCTTCGTGTTCATCGGCACGGACAATTGCAGCGAGGATCCGCTCTGGCAGTTCTACCACGTCACCCGTGGCCGCGATTACATCCATCTGATGTTCCTGCGGACGCTGCGGTACTTCCTCGGCCGCCGCAACATCGACTTCAACACCGTGACGGACATCATCGACACGGTGAAGTTCGCGCTTCGCGATCTTGAGGCCGATGGGGATATTCTGCCGGGCGCGAAGGTGTACTTCACGCGCGATCAGAATAGCCCTGAGCAGCTTCGCCTGGGCAAATTCACGTTCGACTTCGCGTGCGAAGAACCGCCGGTGCTCCGTTACATCGGCATTCGCTCGGCGCGCAACCGTGCATCGCTCGAAATCTTGCTTGATGACCTGCTGGCGCAGATCGACGCCGCAGTCTGATCCATGGGGCCGGAGCAATCCGGCCCTTTTCTTTTCTGCGCTCTTAGGAGGTCGCAATGTCCACGCTTTACATCGTCGAAGCCGCCAACTTGTTTTGCGGCGATCACGAGGTCGAGAACTCGAAGCACTTGGCCATTCAGGAACTCAAGCTGCCGCCGCTGCAAGCGAAGTATTCCGATCATCACGCCGGCGGCGCGCGCGTCGAGATTGAAGTTGAGGTCGGCATTCAAAAGCTGGAACCCACCTTCAAGCTTGTCGGCTTTGATCCGGCCTTGCTCACGCAGTTCGGCCTCGGGACCAAGATCAAGAACATTTACACCGCATACGGCGAAGTTCTTGACCGGCGCACGGGGCAATCAGTCGAGCTGATCGCGAAGATTGAAGGGCGGCTCGGCAAGGTCGAGGGCGACGCCTTCCAGCGCGGCGAACTGATGGCGCACGAATACGCCATCAACGAGGTCACGCATTACGAGATCCACTTCAACGGTCAGGAAAAGATCTATTGGGACTTCTGGCGCAGTCAGTGGCGCGTTGGCGGTGTCGATCAAAACGCTGTTTCAAACAGCTTGCTGCGCATTCCGCGCACTGCGTAACACGGGGCTGAAGCCAGATGTCAGAAGAAAACAAAGACCCGGCAAAGCCGATGTCTCGGGGGCTCTACCCGCTACGCCATCCGTTCCAGAGAAGCGATGGAACTGAGGTGACGGAACTGATTTTGCGACGTGCGCGCGCAAAGGACGTTCTCGCGATCGAGCGCGTTGGCAAGCGAAAAGGAACGGATACCGAGGCGACGTTGGCCTTTCTGGCCAGCACCAACGGCATGACCGAAGACGAAATCGCTGAAATCGATGCAGAAGACCTGATCGCCATTAGCGAAAAGGTGATCGATTTTTTGCCCGACGATTGGAAGGCGGCGCGCAAAGCGTAATTGCTGAAGTCGCCCACGTCCTGAACACATCAATCGCGGATCTTCTCGAAATGGACTGGCAGGACGTTCTCGCGTGGCACGATGAGGCTCTGCGGATCGTGAAGGCCACAAGGGGCAAGTAATGGCTGATAAAACATCACGCCTAATCGTTCAGCTCATTGACCGCGTATCCGGCCCGGCGGCGAAAGCCGCTGCCGGGCTGCGGCAGTTGGTGGGTGCATCGCATACCCAGGCAACGGCGGCTCGCGGCACGTATGCGGCCGCGCAGCGCGATATGAAGATCCTTCGTCGTGGCGCTGATCGCGTTTCATCCTCGGTGGCAATGCCTCTTGGGATGATTGGCGCCATGGGCGCCAAGACTGCCTATGAGTTCGCGAAGGCTGGCAACAACATGCAGGCCGTCACCGGCATGACCGACGATCAGCGCAAGTCGATCGAAGACCTTGCCGTTCAGCTCAACGAGAAGTTTCCGCATACGTTGGGCGACATCATGGGCTCGGCGTTCGAGCTTGGGCGCGCGGGATTTGATTTTGACAAGATCCGGGGCGCACTTGAAAGCACGCTCGCGCTAGCCCTTGCGGGCGACATCAACCTTCCTGAAAGCGCCGACATCGCCACGAACATTCTCACGGCGATGCGGCTGCCGCAGAAGACAACGGATCAGGTCGCTTCGTCGCTTGAGCGCGTCAATGATGTGCTGTCCTACGTGGCGACGAACTCGAACACCGATGTCCGGATGATGGGCGAGACGTTCAAGTATGTCGGCCCGATGGCCGCCGCCGCCGGCATGTCGATCGAGGAAGTTGGCGCAGCTGCCATGCTGATGGCCAGTAATGGCATCCGAGCGTCTGAAGCGGGTGTTGCGTTGCGTTCCGCGCTTGTGCGCATGGTTCGGCCGACTAAGCCGATGATGATTGCGCTTGATCGCCTTGGCGTGAAGGTGGCTGATTTCGTCAAGGGCGGCCGGCAGATAAGCGGCAAGGACATCATTGGTTCGTTGATGGCTGACGGCATTGACGCTTCGCCCTTTGAGCAGGCAATCGACAAGGTGCTTGCCGATCCAAAGCTTCAGAAGTCAACGGCTGCGATGACCGAGGCCATCGCGAGCATTATTGATCCCGATGGCACAGCCATGGATAAGTCGAAGCTCGCCGACGCCATTACCGACACTCTCACCTCGGCGGGATCAGAGGTTGATTTCCTCGGCTTCATGCAAGCGCTCAGAGAAAAGGGCGCATCGCTTGATGAAATCGCACGCATCTTTGATGCTCGGCAGGGATCACGATTGATAACACTGCTGGCTGGCGACCTTAATGCGGCACTCAAGAAAATCGAAGACGGCGCAGATGGCGCTACAAAGGCGATGGCAGAAAAGCGGATGAAGGGCATCGTGGGCGATGTCAACGAGCTAACCGCTGCCTATTCCAATCTTTGGATCGCCATTGCTGAGAGCGGCGTCATGAAGACCGCCGGCGAAGCGTTTAAGTTCCTTGCCGAGAAGATCAACGAGTTGTCCAAGGCTAACCCGCAGCTTTTGGAATGGGGCACCTATGCTGCTCTTGCAGCCGTCGCTATCGCGCCGCTGTCAATGGCGCTGACCGGCCTTGCCGGGGCTGTTGGGATCGTTGTTGGTGTGGTCGGGTTGTTGGCAACAATCCTAACCTCTTGGCCGTTGCTGCTCGCTATTGGCGCCGCGGCCATCTGGTATTTTTGGGATGACATAAAGGACTTCGCCGGCAAGGCCGGATCGGCGATCTCGGACTTTGCCTATTCGATACGCGACGGCCTTGCCGAAGGCTCCGCGAACCTGCACGAATGGGCCAACGGGCTTGGCGCCAAGATCCAAGAGGCAATCAACGGCGGCGTTGTCTCGCTGTTTGAAGCCGGCGCGCAGATGATCCAATCGCTATGGGATGGCCTCAAGTCCAAGGCGGGCGAAATCCTTGCTTGGGCGAGCGGTCTTGCGGGCCGGATCGGAAGCGCCCTCAAGAGCGTTGTTGGGCTTGGCGGTGGCGGTGGGGCATCCGATGGCGCTGCGGCCGGCGCATCCCCGCCGGCGCGTGCGCGGGGCGGTCAGGTACAGAAGGGCCGCGCGTATCTCGTTGGCGAGCATCGCCCCGAGATCTTTGTGCCGGGTCAGTCCGGCTACATGAACTCGCGCGCCGATCAAGGTGGCGGCGGTTCCAACGGCCCCGGCCCGGTTTCTGTGACGATGAACGTCACAATCAACGGCGGCGATGATCCGGGCCGTCTTCAGCGCGAACTTGACCGCGCCGTCCAGAACGCCTTCCGTGGTATCTACGGCGATACACGGACGAACTTCGCATATTGAGCAGCGCGATCTAACGGTCGTCGCAACACTGCCCCGCTGTGGTTAACGCGCAGCGGGGCTTTTTCTTTGGGGCTGAAACCATGCTCGCACAGTTGGGTGGGACAACGTTTGAGGTTGCTCCGATGAACTTCCATGAGCTGTCGCGCGATGCAGCGGCCGACTTTGCCGAGAAGGCGGTCATGGGTCGGCGCCCGCCGCTTGAGTTTGTAGGCGAAGGGCCTGAGACGCGCACCATTACCTGCCGCTTGTTCCCGGCAAAGTTCGGCGGTCTGTCGTCGCTCGAAGGGCTGCATAAGCAGCGCGCATCAGGCAAAGCGCAGCCTTTCATGCGCGGCGACGGCGCTGCACTTGGCTGGTTTGTCATCGAGCGGATCAGCGAGCGCGACAGCTATATCGACGCGCACGGTGTTGGGCAGATCGTCGAGGTCGATATTTCGATCAAGCGATCAGATGCCGCCGGCCTTGGCGCAATGTTTTCGATTGTCTCAATTCTGATCTGAGGATGGCGCCATGTCTATCATTACGCTTGAGCGCCACACGGTCGGGTCTGAAGGTATGAGCGTTGATCTGATCCTTTGGCAGCGCTTCCTGCGGCCAATGCCCGGGCTTTTTGAGCGCCTGATGGCGCTTCCTGAAAATCAGCACCTTGAACACTGCGGCTTCATCTTGCCGCTTGGCACAGTTGTGACGATCCCGATTGAGGACGCACGCGCTGCCGAGATTGTTCCGGTGATTTCGTTGTGGGATTAGCGGCGACCAAGCGGCAACGACTGGTGTCGTGGGACTGGTGGCCAGGTTGCCGATAAAGTTAGGAAGGGCGGCGGCAATGGCCAAGCGCGCAATCTACATGGTTTCGATCGCCGGTCAGAATATCAGCTCGCGCATTGCGCCGATGCTGATCTCACTGCGCATCGTCGATAACGAGGGGACGCATTCCGACACGGCGGAAATCGTCCTTGATGATAGCAACGGCATGATCGCGTTGCCGCGTGATGGCGATCCAATGATCGTGGCGCTCGGATGGGAAGGCGGCGGTCTTGCGGAAGTGTTTGTGGGCACCGTCGATGAAGTCCGCTCAAATGGCAGCCGCGGCGGTGGCCGCGAGCTGCATATCAGCGGCAAGGGCATGGACACGAAAGGCAAGTGTAAAGAAGGCCAGCAGATGCACGCTGACAATGCAACCGTTGGCGATGTCTTGAATAAGGCCGGAAAGAAAGCCGGCATTAGCGTGCAGGTCGATCCCTCGTTCGCTTCGGTGAAGCGGGAATGGTGGGGACTGAACGACGAAAGCTTCATTCACTTCGGTGAACGCACTGCTCGCGAGCTTGGCGGCGTTTTCAAGGTACAGGGCAACAAGGCCATTCTTGCGAAGAAAGGCGGCGGTTCCGTCTCGGGCGCGGCAATGTCCGTCACGGTTGGCTCTTGGGGTCTCAATCTGATTTCTTGGGACATCATGCCTTTCACGGGGCGGCCGCGGCACAAGAGCGTGCGCGCCCGGTACTACGACAAGAAAGAAGCCAAGTGGAAAGAGACTGAGGCGCAGGTTCAAGACCAAGGCGCGCAGTCCGTATTGCTCGATCGCTACAGCCGAGCCGATGAAGGCGAAGCCAAAGGGTCAGCCGACAACGGCGCGCGCGAAAGCGAGAAAGAAAAAGGCGGTGGCTCGGCTTCGATTGATGGCAGCGCCAGCGCGCGGGCCGGCGGCACGTTCATCCTCGTCGGCACCCGCGCCGGCGTTGACGGCGCGTATCGCATCGAAACCGTAACGCACAATTACACGCGCTCGGGATGGACAACGGATCTGTCCCTGAAGCAGCCGCAGGGCGGCTAACGCCTGCTACACATCATGAGAAGGGTTTAAGCGATGGCGACTGATAACGCGGCCGTCTCTGCCGTCATTGAGATTGCGCGCAAGCTGATCAAGCAGGCTGTTGCGCTTGTTGACAGCGCCGCGCATGTAGGGCGCCAGATTTCGGCCGACCGTGCAGCAATCGATCGTATGGTGTCAACACTCGGGGTGACACACCGGTGGGTAGGCACGCGCCTCGATATTCTTGGCCCGCAGGGCGAATGGATAACCGGACCGGATCTGAAGGGGTTCAAGGGCGACAAGGGCGCCTCACTTGTCAATCGCGGCCAATGGGCGGATGGCGCGACTTACGGCCAGAATGAATACGTGTTCGCAACAGCATCGAGCGGCATCGGTTCATCGATGTGGATTTCGCTGCGACAAGAGCAGTTCGTTTCGACAGTGCACCCGCGCGACGATGCGTATCGCTGGATCGAGTTCGTCGCGCCGCAAGGCGAGAAGGGCGACAAGGGCAACAACGCTTGGACTGCTGTGTATGCCTTCGACACGAACGGCGAACGGCGCGCGCTCAAGATCATTGATTGGTTCGGCGGAACCGGCGAGAAGCCGCCGGCTGGGCAGTATCTTGGTATCGGTGGCCTCGTTGATAACATCGAGGACGCCGAGAACGTTCGGCCGCCTGTTGGCGACGGCACGGGCGACATGCTCGCGGCGATTTACGATCCCAACGGCGATGGTAAAGTCGCGGCTGCCGATGCCGCCGACACTGTTCCGGTTGCTGGCGTGGATGGATTGCAGTCTGTCCTAGATGGAAAGGCCGACACAGAGCGTATTGGTGCCGTCAACGGTATCGCGTCGCTCGATGCTTCCGGCAAAGTGCCGGCCGCGCAGCTCCCTAGCTACGTCGATGATGTGCTTGAGTTCAGCTCGCTTGAAGCCTTCCCCGCAGTCGGTGAAGGCGGCAAAATCTATACGGCCACCGACACGAATAAGATCTATCGCTGGTCGGGATCTGTTTACATCGAGATCGCGTCGAGTCCTGGCACCACGGATGTCATAGCCGAGGGCGTCAGTAACCTGTATTTCACCGCCGCGCGGGTTCGCGCCGTAACCCTGACGGGACTGACAACGGCATCGTCGGCGGCGGTTGCTGCCGCGGATACGCTGTTGGCCGCGATCGGCAAGCTGCAAGCGCAGATCGCGCAGAAAGCCGGCACAAATGTCGCCAGCACGGCCGTGGCCGGGCTTATGTCAACGACCGACAAGGCCAAGCTTGACGGGATTGCCGCCGGTGCAAATGTGACGGACGCTGCAAGTGTTGCAGCCTCTATCTCCGGATCGGATGCCAAGGCGAACCCGGCGGATGCGGATACGTTTGGGCTCGTTGATAGCGCTGCATCAAATGGCTTATCGCGCTTGTCTTGGGCGGGCATTAAGGCGGCGCTAAAAACGCACTTCGACACGATCTATTTGCAGTCCTCACGGGTTGTCGATAGCGGCGCAGGTTTGACGGGTGGTGGCGCGCTCGATGCCGACCGCACGATTGCAATCGACAAGGCATCTGCTGCGAACCTGCGCGCAGGCGCATCGAATAAGGTCGTAACCTCAGATACAGCGCTCGCTGCATCAGCATGGGTCGAGCTGCCTTACGCGGCGTCGATCGCGATCAGTCACGATCATGGTGTCAACCGATCGCTCTTGCTCACCGGGAACGCCGTAATTGCCGCGCCGACTGAACCGAAACCCGGCTGGCCACTGGTCATCGCTGTAAAGCAGGACGCAACGGGCGGGCGGTCGATCGCTTGGAATGCGGCGTATTCGTTTGGACCTGAAGGGGCGCCGTTCCTGTCAACAGCACCGAACGCTGAGGATCTTGTATCCTTCGTCTGCCGCGAGGCGGGGCGTTACGTGTTTTTGGGCATCAAGAAAGGCATCTGAGGCGCATCATGCTTATTGGATTGGCGCCGCTGGTCATGGCCGGCGATGAAGTTATTCGGATCTCCAACGCTGTTGATGTTGCGAACCTCAATCTGTTTGCGGCCGCAGGATCGCCGACGCAGCCCGTTATTGTCGCGCTTGAAAACACCGGCGTGATTTATTCTGCCAATGCGAACCTGCCCGCGCTGAATACAGCCGGGTTTGCGGCAGGCTCGAAGGTCTACATCATCAATCGTGGCGGCATCTACGGGGCGCCGGGCAACGGTGGCGCCGGCGGCAGTGTGGGCGGCGGCATCGGCGCGGGCGGCAACGGGGGCCATGCGATTGCGCTTGGTTCGAGCGCCATTATCGACAACGCACTTGGCCAGATCTTCGGCGGTGGCGCCGGAGGTGGCGGCGGTGGCACCTATTACTACTCGGACAAAAAGTACACTGCTGGCGGCGGCGGTGGTGGTGGCGGCCAAGGCTATGTTGCCTCAGCAGGCGGCGCCCGCGGCACAGGCAAAGGCGGCACGCCTGATGCCTGCCACGGCTATGCCGGCTATCCCGGCGGATATACAGGACCGGGCAATGGCGGCCCCGGCGGTGAGGTTTATGGGAACATTGCAGGCAGTGGGGGCAACGGCGGCGCGTGGGGCACAAACGGTTCGGCGGGTGCTAGCTCACACACGGCGGGCGCGCCCGGCGGCGTTGGCGGCCGCGCAATCGTTCTCAATGGCAATGCTGTGACGTGGCTTGCTGGGAATGGTGCAGACCGCGTTAAAGGGTTGATCCTTTAACTAAGTTCAATCGATTGGCTGGGCCGCCCTATGGGCGGCCTTTTTTGTTTGGGAGGCCGTTATGGCAACGTGGCCATTGCAGGCGGATTGCAAGGCGTTTTACGGCGATCCGACCGGCACCAATGGTAAGGCATCGCCGAAATGGCAATCGGCAAATCTGGTGACGATTAAGCCGCCGTGGACGCTGCGATATGAGGGTAAAGCTGTTCGGGGCATAAGGGTGCACAAGAAGTGCGCCGAAAGCCTCGCTCGCGTGTTGCAGGCCATTTGGGAACGCGTCGGGCAATCGCAGGATGAAATCGACCGCATCGGCATGTCGGTGTTTGGCGGATCATTCAACTACCGCCCCAAGCGCGGTGGATCCTCGCTTTCGATGCACGCCTATGGGTGCGCCGTCGATTTTGATCCGGACCGAAACGGCTTCGGCGATCCGACGCCTGAAATGGATCGGCGCGTCATCGAGGAATTTGAGCGCGAAGGTTGGGAATGGGGCGGCCATTGGTCAAAGCCGGATGGCATGCACTTTCAGGCGGCGCGTACACGCGCAAGCCCGCCGCGTCTATCGCCTGCGCCGGTCGGCCGCCCGGTTGCGAGCACATCAACGCTCGGCGCCGACGAAATCCGCGCCATCCAGCAGGCGCTTCGCAATCTCGGATATTCGGAAGTCGGGTTTGTTGACGGCATTTGGGGATCGCGCACCACGGGCGCGCTTGCCGCGTTCCAAGCGCAGGAAGGTTTGCCGACTACCGGCCAGCCAGATAGCGCCACGCGCCTGCGCTTGATCTCTGCGACGCCGCGCCCGGTGTCGGCGGAGCGCGAGGCATTGACCGCGCAGGATCTTCGATCAGCTTCGCCGCCGGTGGCTTATGCGCATGATGCAAAAACATGGGCTGGGCTTGCGGCGTTCTTTAGCTTCCTGATGACCGTCCTGAACGGCATCATCGACTTCTTCGGCGAAGCGGCTACGAAGATTGCGCCGATGCGTGAGTTCTTGTCGGATGTCCCGCCGGCCGTTTGGTTCGCCGCGGCATCGGGCATTGCATACGCGACGTGGCGCAATTCGGCCAAGGCTGAAAAGGCAAGCGTCGATCAGATCCGGAGCGGTGAAACCGCCGGGCCGGTTTAGCATGCAGGCCGTCTTGATCGCCCTTGCAAGGCGAAAGATCGGCGCCGCCCTGTCGTCGGGGCCGCTGCTGATCGCTGTCGCGCTGATCGGGGCGTATGGCCTCGGCTGGTATGTCGGCAAGCATGGCGCTGCCGTGCGGGCAGCAATAGCAACGCAGATCCAGAAGGCAAAGACCGTCGAGGCGGATCTGTCCCGCGCCAACGACGCGCTGAGCCGCGAACGGCAAGACGCCGCCGCGCTTGAGCGCCAGAAGGCCGAACTTGAGGAAAGGCTCCGAGCCCATGAACGCGAGTTGGAAGATGGCGCTTGCCGCCTTGGTAACGATGGTCGCCGCCGGCTGCTCGACATCGGGAAATGATTTCGGCGTGGCCCCCATCGTCGTTAGCCGATCGCTACCGCAGCCGCCGGCATATCTTGCGCCGGTGGCCATCCCCGAACCTGATGCCGAAAAGCATGCGGAGGTTGCCGCCCAACAGAATAGGGCCGCGCTGGTGCAGGCAAACGCCCGGCTCAAGCGCAGCCGCGATTGGTATCTGTGTACGCGACAGCAGTACGAGGACGAGGCCGTAAGGCCGAAAACTTGCGGCGGGGGGTAGCGATGGCAAGGGCGCCGGCACAATCATCGACTACCAGAAAGCCCCCTGCCCCCCGCCCCCGGCGGAAGGCGGCGTCGGCCGCCCAGGCGGCGGTTGTCACCATGTCCGAGGCTGAGCTTGCCCACCTTGTTGAGCGGGCGGCTGAGCAAGCAGCTGAGGCCGTTGTTCGGCGCATGCTACTCAACTTCGGGATCGACATTTCCAGCCCGATTGGGATCATCGAGGCGCAACGCGATTTTGCCCATTTGCGCGGCTGGCGCCGGGCGCGGGATACGGTTGTCAAGCAGGGATTTGCGTACACCACAACGGTGGTGATTGGCGGCCTATTGGCCGCCCTTTACATGAAGTACGGCCCGGCAAAATAGCGGGATGCCATGAACAGAAGCCCCCTCGATCCGGTTCGCCGGGCCGAGGGGGCCTTTTTTTGTGCCCATTTCGCGTTATGGTCCGGCCGAGCAATAAATTGGGGGGGGATCATGAAACGGTTTAGTTTTTACATGAGGGCGATTTGCCTTTTTGTTCTCGGCGGCATTGCGCTGATCGTCCTTTATGGCCCATCGGCCCAAACGCGGACCAAGCGCGCCGAAATGACAGCCAATGTCGGGGTTTATTGCGAGAGGGGCAGTCACGATCGTTGCACCTATCCGACCAAGAGGTTGGTTACGCGCGACGATTGGGGTGACAAATGGCCGTTGACCGTGGATCACGCAACCTTGGTTTGCGCTAAAGCAGTCGGGTCGATGGGGCAGCTCATTGTCATTGAAGGCACCCCATTTGCCGCCAATGGATCAACAATCGGATACGTGAAAAAACACGGCACCACGCTTCAGGTTGATGAGAAGACGGTCCTCGTCGAACCGTTCGATGTGGACGAGAACAGCAAGGCCGCGAGGCTTTGGGCGCCAGCCGTTCGCCCTGATTATATTGATGCCGATGTCCCATGGATCGGGCGGGTGGATTGGTCGCCTATCATCAACGAATTGAAGGCTATGGGTTGCGGGCACTGATGGGCAACAAGGGGCCGCTTTGCGGCGGCCCCTTCTGGTATAAGTCTGGTAGGATGTCCGGTATAATGCCGGTTTTCGAATGTATAAAAACATAGTAAAATCAACGCGCTGCGAGATAGTTTTAATCCCACCCCCTCCGCCATTTGATTTTTTCCGCCTGATGTTGGCGATGTTCAGCTTCAATCCTCCGGTTCGCCGGCTCGACGCATGAAGCGACGGTAAACACAACACCACTGTCTCGGCATCGCATTGTCCGCCTGCCTGCGTGCGCTTGGTCTGGAGCCTGCCAGGCTCTTTGCGATCGATGGCGTTTGCGTTGCCGTGCGCTCACGTTGCTTCGGTCCGCGCCTTTGGCACTGTCGTCGTCGCCGACACCTCGCCGCCGAGATAAGTTTGACGGCGCAACCGCGCGATGACGCATTCGCTCAATGATCTTAAGTCCTCGACCTATGCCGTGCGGTGCGATCTGAGCGGACGGAATGTGCTCGCAGTCGCTGAGCCAGTTGCTGGCAAGTTGGATTGCCGACAGTACCGTGAAAGCCGGCGTCGCTGATCGGCGGCACGAGCGAAGCTTCTTCTGCGGGATCGCGTGCCATCACCAAGCGACTTTGACGCCGAGTTTGCCGTCGTAGGCGTTGCCGTCAGCGTGTTCGCCGATGCCGACGAGGTACGATGCGTTGGCGTAGATCGCAGCGCCATCGCCGATGTCGGTTGAAAAGCCGGTGTTGATCTCGAACGTGGTGCCGCCCATGTCGGCTGCAAACGGGATGAAACCAGTTGCTGACGAGAACTTCGTCTTCGGATCGCCGAGGAACTCGTACCAGAAGTTCGGCCGTATCCACGCGGTGAAGGTTGACGGTGCTCCACTCAGCCAGGTCGGCGTGCCGAAGTCCTGCGCGAAGCGAACGCCTACGCGTCCCACCAGTGAATTGACGTTATCGAAATGCACCTGTGCGGCGACATCGGATCCGTTGTTGAGGTTGACGGTCTGATAGGCGAGCTGCGCCTGCGGTTCGATGCTGAAGCCACCGGGGCCGGTGTAAACCGGATAACCACCTTCAAGCGATGC